AAGGCTTCTGCGCTCAAAACACGATAAACCGAGCCTGTTGATGGAATTTCGATAGCATCTCGGTAGATTTTGGCTAATTCGGCTAATTCTGGTTCATTTTCTAGCATTTTCTTCGCTTCACCGAATACGATGCGGGCTTGATCCTTGTCAGCGGCGCAGGAATAGACTTCACCCCCCTTGGGTCCAGTCAGCAACGACCAAAGTGCAACACCTGAAGCAAGCGCCGATTTTCCGTTTTTCCTGGGAACCCCCGTGAGTATGACCTTGTGCCTGAAGCCGTCACCGTCTGCGGCGAATGCGTGAGTCAGCAGCGAGCGTTGCCAGTCTCTGAGGTGCATTGGTTCGCCTGCTCGTCCACCGACAGAATCTTTGGTCACGGTGGCAAAGGTGTTTATGAAGTCAGCGGCTCTGAGTCCGTGAGAATTGAGCAGGGCGGATTCAGGAACTGGGGTTAGCCATCTAGGAGGCCAACTGCTCATTCTTTGCCCACTTCTCCTGTAGTTGTTCTAGCTTCGACCTAGCTTTTACTTCGGCGTAGCCCAACTTGGTGCGGTCAGCGGGTGTAAGTCCCAGTTTGCCCATGTTGTTGCTAATCATCACCTCTAGGTCATGCAACTGACGCACGAGTCGCCAGTTGTCAGGATCTGATTGCATCCTCTCCATCAACCATAGTCTGCGGTCATGCTGTTCGCAAACCATTTGTAAAAACTGAGTGTCGGTGCGGCTGCTAATCCATAGCTCGCCTTTTTTGTAAATCTCATCCCATAAGGTTTGGCCCGCCTCGCCTAAAGGACGAACTGGAGGCACATAACCGCCTGTTAGGGCGATTGTGGCGTTTTCGGGGGGCAACGGCCTTTGGCCTGGGTTGCCGAGCAGTCGCTTCTGCTCAAGTGGTTTAGCTGGTCTGCCCATTCAATAAGGCTATCAGAAAACCTTTTTTTAGCAGAGAAATACGCAACAGCGGCGTCGGGGTGCCGAATTGACACTTTGGCTAAGATTTGCCCCACTCTGGGGGATAGTCCCCGCGGCCTTGTGCGGCGATTACAGGGCATCAGGTTCGGGATAGGGTGATTGTATGCTAGGGCCGTTTTCGTGGCTTCTAATCGCGTTCTAGGGCTTCTCATAACGCGCGCCAATAGAGGCGGCTTAGGGGCTAGGCCAGGCGCTAGGCGGGCAAGATAGGCGCGGGTAATCAGCGCGCCAGGATAAAGCGAAACCCGCCAGGCGTGGGCCTAGCGGGTCGCTGTAGGGTTTTGGGTTAGATTGTGCCGTGCGCTTTCACTTCGGCCTTTTTGCCGTCTTTGATTGTGGAATAAACAGCGGGGCCACTATTGACGACTGACCAGAGCGGGGCTAGCGCGGGAATATAGCCGTTGTAATACAGCCATCTAATCGCTTCCCATTGGTAGGCGTTTTCGTAGCCATACTGAAACGGCAGGTATCCGACTATCTCGCCATTGATACTGATTTGTGCGCTGAAGTATGTGCTGCCGTGTATCTTGTCGCGCCATTGTTTAGCGTTTATGAAAATACTGGTAACTGTTTTTGTTTCTGCCTGTTGCGTTACCAATTCGCGCCTCTCAATCTAGCGCGGTGGCCTGTTGCTATCTCAAACGCGGCGGGGTCTGTTTCTTCCGTGATCGCGTAGCCCAACTTTGCTAATCCGTTTCGTGTTTCGTGTTGGTGCTTGCTGGTTGTAACGCTGTATTTAGCCGCGTTTATTGTTGCGCGCTGTTCGTCGGGATAAATTGCGGCAATTGCGCTTGCATACGACCAAACGACAAACGCGCCGTCTTTGTCCCAATCTCCACGGATTGCGCCGTTACTGGTGAAGGGTTTTAGTGACGCGATGAATTCGCCTGCGTCCCGCGTATTTATTCTTGGCATTAGTTACTTTCCTCTCTCTGTTGGTATTGCTTGGGGTCCGTAAAGTTGTGGCCTAGGTGAGCCATTAGCGCGGCGATTAGAAAAGGCGCGGGGATTAGTAGGTCCCAAAGATTCATTAGTTGGCCGCTTCCTCTAGTAGTTCTTTGATTTGGTCAAGCGTGTATGTGTGTGTGATTTTGATTCTGCTTCCGTCTCTCTCTAGCTTGATTCTTTCAACGCCTAACCTGTTAGCTATTTCCTGGCCGTGCTTCTCAATCAGCCCTTTCATTTCTTCGTGTTGCTGTTCCCATACCTTGCGCAATTCCCGCATCTTTAGCTGCTGCGCCTTTTCTTCGTGGTATTCCTGTTCGGGGTAAAGGTTTTTGATTAGAACGGTTTTGTTGATTGTCCTTTCCTCGCCTTGGTATTTCTCTTTGTAAGACACACGGACTAGGTTGGCACTTGGCTTTGCCCAAGTTCGGGCATTGCGGGCTTGTTGTGGCTCTAGGCTCTCAAGTGTTACCAGCTCAGACGAGCGGTAGCTTGCGCCTGTTCTGTGTGTGTATGTCTTGCCAACTTCTAGCTCTGACTTCAACATTGTTCTCTCTCTTTCTCTATCCGCTTTGTGCGGTTAAAGACACATTAGAGGGGCGTGTGTGCTTAAGCAAGCAGGTTTGCCGTGTCGTTATAAAAGCGTTATAAACGAACAAATGTTCGGTTTTCTCGTTGTTGCCCAGTCTGCCCGTGTGTGCTTAAGCGTGCAAAGGCCCCGCCAATTCTGGGACTCAGTGCCAGAATTAGACAGGGCCACTGCTTCTTCGCGCGGGCGCGCGCGTTAAGGCGTTTTTAACTGAATTTTTTAGTTTTGACTTTTTTGTAATTGTTGCTCAGCCTTGACTTTGGCAAAAGCCTCAACCTCCTTGACAAGTTTGTTGTAAGCAGACAATAATCCGTCTTTTGTAGCGGCGTAGCGGTGAGAGCCGTCCTGAAACAGGTCATAGCGTTCGCCGTCCCACTCAACCCATACCCAAGGATCTCCAATAGTGAGAACAATTCCGTCCTCGGTCCCCGCAAACCCAGGCTCACCACCGATAACTTCCATGGCCACAGCGTAAGCCTCAAATTGCTCCGCCGTGCCTAAAATTCCAAAGTGGTCACTTGCCGAGAATTGCGCGTATTCTGTGGCAATTGCTAGGCGGTGGTATTGGTGCTTTTGTATGCGGTAATAGTCACTAACTATTTCATTCATTAGAACAATTGTGCCGTCATTTGTTTCTAAGTCAAACCAGGCATTCACTCCGAGAGATTGGCCGTCCTCTACCCATACGGCTATTACGCCAGTCTCGTCAAATTCCCAGTCATAGTTTGTGTAATCGGTAAGTATTTGTATTAGGTTCATTTGTTTTTCTCTCTCTTTCATTTAGTTTGTTTTGTTTGGGCTGCTGCCAAGCTATAAGAATTTCTAATAGCGCGATTGGCCACTAGCCCCCCCTATAATTCCTGCGATAAACCAGACAAGAATTCCTGTCATACCCATAGCAATTCCTACGGGCTTATGCCAGGGTTCTTCTTTGCTCTCCCAATAGCCTTCGGGAGGGTTGTCTGGCTGTAGTTTGTTTAGTTTGCAATACTCGCGGTATTCGTCATACTTCGCTATCTTTCCGCTGTTGCTCCAGTATTGAGCGCGAGCCTCTTGATCCGCCGATAACTCTTTATCGCGTAGCTCCATTGCAACCCACGCGGCGTAGGTAAATTTCTCAGCCAACTACTTCCTCCGCTCTAATGTGATTGCCGTATTTGTCGTGGCCGCACCTTCTACCAGGCTCATACATACCGCAGTCCCACTCGCCATACCAACTAGGGCGCACCATTGCGCCTTTGCCGTATTTTTCTAGTCCCTGTTCGTATGCCTCAAACATTGTGTCGGCCCATATGTAATCCATTTGGCCGTCTGGCCCGATTATTGTGTAAAACATTTCTTCCATTAGTTATGCCTCCATCCAAGGCCGCTTCATAGCGTTCGGCCTGTATGTTTCCAGCACGGCAAGCGACAAATCGCTGTAGCCGCGTATAAATAGGCTGTAGATAGTTGCGGCGGCAGACACGGCTAGTTCGTGATCCTCCTCGGTCCATTTGACCATTTCTAGAATTGTGTCTAGTGCCTGTTCTGGTGTTTCGATAGTTGTATTCATTAGTTGTTCTCCTGTTCATAGATAATCTCAAAATCCGTGTGATCATAAAGGGTGTCCGCATCCAAGGTTGCTATTTGTTCGCGCAAATCAGACCTTATGTCGTCCAGGCTTTTACCTTCTAGCCAGTCTGGCAACCAGTCTTGATCTTCCTCACTATCAAGGCGTAATTCGATTGTGTAACTTAGTGTGGCTTTATAGCCAAGAATTTTCTTTTCCATTAGTTGTTCTCCATTTCCAGTTCATAGACTTCGGCGGCGCTGTATTTTGTGTCCTCGATAAAGGCCGTTTCGTCCTCATTGATCATTAGTTCTCGCCCGATAAGTCCTGCCTCTACAGGGCTGTTGGCCTTGATAATGCTTGACAGGGTGATTGTTTTGTGAATTGTTACCTGGTATTCCATTTTGTTTTCTCTCTCTGCCTTTGTTTGCGGCAAGACAATTCTGCGCCGTGTCTAGTGCGTGTCAAGCAAGTTTTTCGTGTCGTTATCAACTTGTTATTTTTGTGTTATCTGTTGATCTGCCTATGCGAACAAGTGTTCGACAGCCTTTTCGCGGGCGCGCGCATATATGCTTTTCTGACTGAATTTTTGACTGAATTATTTTTCAGCGATTGTCAAGCGGTTTGTTTCCGCGAGAGGCATTGCAAGATCTGTGAGCTGCTGCCAGCGGCGAGAGCGGATTGCCAGGCTCAAGGTGGTCTGCTTGCCAGGGGTCATTCACGCGAGCGCCGTCACCACAAATGTGGCAGATGATTGCGGTCTGCCTGACGAAGGCTGCACGCTTTCGGTAGTCGCTGTTGTAGTAGTTCTTTTTATGCTCTGCCCGCTTTATGTCGCGTAGCTGCTGAACGCGCCTTCTGTGGATCTCACAGCGGCTTTCATAGGAGAGCGCCCCACAGTCTAAGCAAGGCTTCTTAAAGGCCATTTTGACTGAATTTTTTTCTGGCTAAAAAGAGAGATGGCAGGAGAGAACTCAGCAACGAACCCAACGAACCCACTGAGTTCCCTCCTACCAAGAGAGAGAAAGGAGAATTGAAAGGAACTTTATGGAAAACACTTCAAATCTCTAGTTAGATTATGGTGGGCCTGAGCCGCTTTGTCAAGTTAATTTACTAATTATTTTTTGGCGTGTTGCTAGAGCTTTTGGCTTTGTCCGTGGAGTAGAAACCGCTACCCTTGAATTGCACGGCTGGAGCGGCTATAACGCGCTCCATGGCCCCCCCGCAATTGTCGCATTCAAACTCTGGTTCCTCGTGAATACTGTGGCGGACATCTAAAACTCGGCCACAGCTACATTCGTAGGTATAGGTAGGCACTAGAACTCCCCTTTGTTTCTTAGCTGCTCATAAGCCATGCGAGCGTTGTAATCCCTTGCGCCCCCAGCCCATCTGCCAGCGTGGAAGTAAAGCTTCTTCTGCTCCTCGCTTGGCTCGTAAATCTTCTCGTAGATAACAAACGGCTCTGGTTTTTCAAGAGCGCGCTCACGCATCTCTTTAGCAAGTTGCTCAATGTCTTTCACAGCTTGTAAACCGTTCCTGTAAAGTCCACGCCCTTTTCCAGCATGAGGACCCCCAGACCTGGGACCGAATCTTCACCAGTGACCTTGCGCCACCAGCCAGATCCGTTGTCCATAGTTGGAGCCATGACTAGGAAGCGTGATGTGCCGCGTGGTGTGCTGCCCATCTCTGTCACGCGTAGGTGATGCCAGTGACCGTGTATCAATACTGATGCGTCTGCAACTGGTTGCCTACCGAATGCCTGACCACGCCACCAGGTTGCCATGGCGTCTGGGCGCTTGGCTTGGTGTCCGTGAGCGATACCGAGAATGTGGAAGCCGTCACCGAATACATCCAGGGCCAGCGACTCGTCATGCTCTTGAGGTTCGATGAACCGAATTGACAGTCCTGCCTCTTTGCTCAGGCGAGCAAGCTGACGGCCAATGAAAATGCCCCAGTCGTCACTCGGCTTTCCAACTGCCTCACGGCCTACACGCCACTGACAGTGGTTAGAGCCGACTGATGCGTAGGTTACATCTGGGACCTTCTCTGCCAGCATCTTGATTGTCTGCCATGCGAAGGTGGTAGCCAAATCTACCTGCTCCATGATTGATAGATCGTTACTCTGGAGCTGTTGCATTGGTGCAGCGTTCTGAAAGTTTTCTACAGTGTCACCCAGGTCTGCAAAGATTACTTTTTCTGGTTTCTGTTCCTTCACCATCTGCATGAGGCGAGCCTGCATTAGCTCGACACGCTCAATCAGTGAGATTGAGTTGCCGCGGTAGTCAACCTTGCCAACCTGTAGGTCTGACCACATGACCACCATGCAGCGGGCTTCTGGTTTTTCTAGCTTGGCTGGCTTTGCTTTTTTCTTTGCTTCCTGTAGCAGCAGCGGCAGATTGAGGTTCGCAATCTTGCGGCGGAAGTTGAAGCGGTAGGCAGTGAGCCACTCGCCGTCATACTTCTGCCAGCGGGAAGTGCGTGGTGTGCCGACAATCTCAATCTCGTTCGGGTCGAATCCTGCCTCGGCTAGGAATGCGTCAAAGTTTGGTTGGTCTGTATAGCCAGGTGTTGTGGCGATACCTTCAGTTCCATCAAATTCAATACCTGGGCGAAAGTTCGCTGGGGCAACAACTCTGGAAGCTGGCTGAATGTTTTCTAGCATGATTCAAGCCTAACTTCTATAGCAAACACAAATGCGGTTGCGATGTTTAGTAATGGTGTGATCTGCCACGATAATTCCCCTCTGTCGTAGCGCCCAACTCAGCGAATTGGATGTCCAAGTAGCGACATCTGCCACGGCATCTGCAAGTATCTCGCTGTCCTTTTCGCCCAGGGTATCAATAAGCTTGCGAACAGCGCAAGCAGTATGTCTCTTTTTTGGCTCAAGCCCCTCTAGCATTTTTCATTCTCTCCTTTAGCATTTTG